AGCAGCCTACGAACTTCCGTGATGTAACCGGATAAAGTTGCCATTTAATTGCCATAATTAAGCGGCTTTTTCGACTTTTCTCCCCACCCCCCGTAAAGGGATAGGTGGGGGTACTTGGTCAATCGCCGGGGATAAGGAGCGATCCTGTACTGGCATAGATTCGGTAATGCTAAATTTTTCAAGAATTTCCAACCCGCTAGGAATGTCATTCTTTGTTTTAGCAAAACCGAGTCTAGCCAAAAAAGGTTCTTTATTTTCAGAACCATAACCAAATATGTGACGGGCAATTTCTATAGGTACTTCAACAGATTCGTCCACAGGGAACGTATATGGTTTATACGCATATTCATCGACAAGCGGTTTTTCCCACTTGTTAGTCACATATACAGTCGTCATAGAGTTACCGCATCTCCGTAAACCACAATGTCGCAAGTTCCGCTGGATACGGCGGCAGGTACGTTGACGTACAACGAACCCGACGAATAAACAGCAGTAGCAGCGCCAGCAGCAAGAGTTAAGTCTTGATACGTGGAAGTGCTAGTTACGTTGCTTAGCGTTGTCAGTGATGCAACCGCATTTGAAACATTACCATCGTTAGAGGTGGTAACAGTCACATTTGCAGTTGCAATCGACTTGTTTGCATTAGCTACCGTAATCCTGCGAACAATGTACGAACTTGCTCCGACAATGGGAATTTGAACAACAGCATTGGCAACAGAACCCACATTAACGGTTACAGATCGACCAAGTGCAAAATTACCAAAGCCATTTGGGAACAATGATCCTACATGGTTAGCATTCATGTTGGCTCCTTATGCGTAAGTCTCACTAACCGCTTGACCCTGATTCACTTGGAACAGAGTAATGGTTGGTGTACCAGAAAGGACATTAGCACGAATGTTTACGCCATCAGCGATAAAGTAGCCACCAGTATTATTGGCAACTACAACCTGATACGAAGCATTACTGATGTTTCCAGTTGTGTTCGTATTCAGTTCGATAGTGACGTTAGCAGTTGGAGCAATGTAATAATCGCCAGCGGGAACAACGGCAGTTGCATTACCCAAAGCATATGCTTGAATAAATGCACCAGCAGCGTTAGTTGATGCGCCAGCTACGAGGATTTTATTAGACATGACTATTTCTCCTTACAATGTGAGCGAGTTATAGCCTGTCACCTTGGTCATGGATTTGGGCTTAGTGTTGACCAGTTCAGCGATCATCAGCACAGCACCAACATAACCAATCTGCCAGTTAGGAAGTGTCGATTCAAAACCTGTAAAGACAAACGAACCCTGCTCATGGATATAGAGCGACAGGTAGTTGCTGTTCAGGAAGTAAACCGTTCCTTCAGGGCAGTACGGATCAGGATAAATAGGAACGCCAGCAACCATCAAAGCGCGGAAGCCAGACTGAGGGCCATTTGAATCGCCATCAAAACCGGAACCCGGTGTTAAGACGTATTGTTCTTGACCGACATAATCTTGTGCCAGCAATGTCCAAGTACCAAAACCGCATACGCCAAACGTAGGCACTTCTGCGCCATTTTTGACCGTACCAGAAATGTACTGAAGGATATTCTGACGAGTTGGGTTTACAGAACCAGCAGCATACTGTTTCGACTTCCACCAAGTATAGGTAGAGCGATCAATATTGCCGTAAGTTCCAGAATCAGACACCGCCGCTGGCAAGCCAGTGAACTGCTGAGTGTTTGATGTGTTGTTGTACAGTGATGTTGCCATAGCATCCATCATCACGTTAGTCGCGTCATTCATACGCGCTTCGATCAGTGGAATAACGGCTGCATCTTGCTGGACTGCGCCTTCCATACCGAGGAACGGTACTGGTGCAATCATCAGCTTCAGGTTGAATTCAGCGTTGTAAGCACCCTGTTGGACAGAAGGCTGAGCGAACGAGCCGCTGTAGTCTGACCACTGAGCGTTTACGAACTGAGAACCCTGAACAGGTACAGTTACAGAGGAAACACCACCAGAAGCAGACTGACTGTTAGCAATCAGTGCCGCCATAAGCGGTGTTGAATTATAAAGTTGTACTACCAGCTTCGGGATAAATGCCCTACGGGTAACGTAGGTCAACTCTGTGAATTGAGTGGAACCCGAAGCCGGAAGAATGCCGCCACCAATAGGCATAATCTATCTCCGATCTAAAAACATCCCCTACTTTAATTACAACCCTAATGGTTTAGGATTGCGCCGTAAATCAGATAGTGCTCTTGCTGCCTCATTTCGCGCACCTTGAACGGGATTCTTCCAATACGCTGACAAGTCAAACTTGCCAATCGCAGAAGGATTATATCCAGTTGGTGTAGGTGCAGCGGATTGATTCATGTACTTCCAGTAATCAGCAGCAACTTCATGGTTAGTAATACCTTTTTCTAGCATTACTTTCTCCACTTGTTCAACCTGTTCGTCATTTTCAACCAAGCCCATTTCTTTTAATCTGCTACGACGCTTGTTCAATTCATCCATTGCATCTTTTTGCTGGAGTCTTGCTTCAAGGTGAGCAACTCGATCATTTGCTTTCTGAACAGCGTAATTGGTTGAATCTTCAATTTCGAGTTCAGGAATCGGCATATCCGGTTTGGCTTCTTTCGTTAGACGCAAGAAAGCTTTGCGGGTTTTTGGATTCTCAGCAAGCTGACGAGCCAAAAGAGCCAGTTCATCACGGGCTTCATAGCTTAAATCTTCAAGTGACATTTGTTATCCCCTCAAGTAAACAATAAAAAAGCGCATTAGATAACGCGCTTACCGCCGGGCTTTTCAACCGTCATGCGATTTTTAGTTCCTGTTGCAGCGGCATTTTTCAATCCACCCATTTGCGAAAAACGAGGCACATTGATAATTTGACCATTCTGCTGTGTGTTGTCAGTTGGGTTTCGAGGTGCAGCAGCACCACGGGGTTTAAACAAATCCATAGTGATTTCTCCTTAAAATTACATCATTCCGGGAACTGCTGGCGCAGCAGCCATTGCTTTGCCTTCAGGTGTGGCTCCCCCTGCTTGCGGCAAGGTTTGCAACATTTGCAAAATTTCAGATTTTTTAAGTTCTTCCATACCATCAGAGCTTTTGCCTGTTAGTTCGGATAATACTTTAATTGCTGAAATAACTTTTTTGCCTTCTGCTGAATCAACGCCGATAGCTGGTAGTGCGCGTTTAATTAAATCCATTGCCAGCCCAAGATTAACCATCGCTCCCTCTTTAGAACCCATTTTCTGTTCTGGAGTGGACATAGGTGCTGCCATTGGGGATGAGGATTCTTCGGTTTCGACTTCTTCTGCTTCGCCTTCTTCCATTTCTGGAGCTTCAGGAGCAGGTTTTGATGCTTTTTGCTCCCCCATGAGGCGCATAATTTCTTCAGATGAGACAGCCATAATAACTCCGTATGAAATTTGACAATAGAAATAAACAAATTAGAAAGCTTTGTCAAGTTTTATTATCTTTTCATGCGTCCATAGGAGCCTCTATTTGGGCTTCGCTCCTGATATGTGCCTAAACGCTGAACGCGATATTCCAAGTTTGGGCCTCGCTCTTCCTGCTTTAATTGACCGGAAGTAACTCTAGGCTGATCCGCTTTTGATGTGGTATCTACGCCAGTTGGGTTCATGCTACCTCCTGTAAATTTGGCGGTGAACTAGGTTTCGGCTGTTGTTGCTGCTGCTGTTGCTGTTGTTGCATCATAGCCATTTGTTCTTGTTTTTCTTTATTTTTTGCTAGTTTTTCTTTCAGCAATTGCTTCATTGGTGGTTCTAGCAAGTCTAGCAGACCTTCTTGGTCAATAGCACCAGCCTGATGCAGACTGAACGCTAAGCTTCTCAAGTCTTCAGTAAAGATTGGGCTATTGCTATGAGCATCAACTTTTACAATATAGTCATCAGTAAATTGCTCAGGAATAAAATTATTACCATCATCATCTTTTAGCATGATTGGCTGGTATTTTTGAATGCACTTTAGGTAAAGCGTTGCTACTTTCTCAAGTGCGTCTTCAATAATCAATGCGCGTTTCTTTGCTCTAGAACTACCAAGTCTTGATAGCGATTCTGCATGAGACTTAGAGCGAACTCCTGCTTCACCGCGACCAGCCAACACGGGAGTAATACCGCTTGCTTCTGCAAACATTGAGTCCACTTCTCTGATGACTTCAAAGAGATCGTTTGGAATGTTTGGCGCAAGACGTTCGACCTTTGCACTTGGCATATCACTAGCAAGCAGACCGCCAGCGCGATTAAGTGCAAAGTTCTTTTCATCCAAGATACCGTTAAAACCCATCAGTGCGGTAGGAGGCGATACTTGTTTCGACAGCAAATCAAGAATCTCGCCCATACGTTTGTTGCGTAGCTCTTGCAAAAATAC